CCTATAACAGAAGAAATAGGGGTTATAGGGGATGAGACCGCTTTGAACACACTCTCGCATACTCTCGCACACGCTTACGCTCGCACCGTGCAATCACGTACCGGACAAGTGCGAACGATAGCCAATGAGATCAATCACGCACGGCGGTTGGCATTGGTGGACATTACTATAGAACAAGTGCGTGCTGCCACGGTTCAAGCTTGTGACCAAGCACTAGCAAGGCGTGCAGGGGTGCCAAGTCTTGCGGACGTTGCCCGGATCATTGGTGGTGTACAATGAGACATACGTTGGTTTGCGCTTGTACGCCGCGACTATCATCGGCCCGGCCAGCCAGCGAGGCACCCCTTGCCCCCCGCCCCCCGTCCGTATCTATATGGGGGGGTCACACGAAATTTTTGTCACTTTTGGAGGTAAACAATGAAATCAAGATATGAGCTACTTAACGACGCTGCGAAGATTGTTACAGATCGCGGCACTAATTACGGCACACCAGAAGAGAACTTTGAGCGCATTGCTGTTTTATGGACAGCATTACTGGGACACGAGATATCATCTGCCCAAGTGGCGATAATGATGACTGCCTTAAAGTTGGCACGGCTGTGTTCTGACGAGAAACACATGGATTCGTGGGTCGATATCGCAGGCTACGCAGCGTGCGGCGCAGAGATTGTGAGTGCGCCTTATGACTGAGAAGCCACTGACGACCCGACAAGCCCGTGCAGCACTTGCGTCACAAGATATCGAAAAGCGTGACGCGGTATTGCAGGAGTTAGAAGCGATTGGTTCTAGTGAGATAACAGATATTTTATCCTGGGATGAGCTAGGCCGTGTACAAATACGTCCTTCTGACCAATTATCCGTCCGTGCTAAACGATCTGTTAAGAAGGTTAAGGTTACGCCTACGGAGCACGGCAATAATATTGAGGTGGAGATGCACGATAAGCTGTCTGCCTTGCGCCTCCTAGCCAAGCACCGTGGCTTGTTGGAGCCGAATAGCGACGATAGGCGACCTAGCATGATTGGTATTAACGTTACGGGGCCGCAAACGACCACGTATGAAGTAAAGGATGACGACGATGGCGAGAAGTAATCGCGCAACTGATCGGTCAGCGCGTCGTCGAAAGACTGGCGGCACTGAAGCGTTAACTGGATTGAACCTAGATTTTAGTGAAAGCCCTACGGTATGGAAGTTTTTAAACGACGATTCGTTTGTCCGTGGTTTGATGGGCCCTGTGGGCTCTGGGAAAACCTACGCCAGTTTAGCAGAAGTTATGCTGAGGGCGGTGAAACAGCCTCCATCGCCAGTGAACTCCATAAGGTATTCCAGATTTGCGGTCATCCGCAACAGTTATCCAGAATTGAGGACGACGACGATCAAGACGTGGCAGGAGATATTTCCTGAAGCTGTCTGGGGTGAGATGCGCTGGTCACCACCTATTACGCATCATATTAAGTTGCCACCTCGTGACGGTGCACCGGGGTTGGATTGTGAGGTTATATTCTTAGCCCTAGATCAGCCTAGGGACGTGCGTAAGCTGCTATCTCTGGAATTGACTGGTGGGTTTATTGATGAAGCTAGAGAGCTACCCAAGGCTGTTGTAGACGGTCTGACATCGCGTGTGGGTCGTTACCCTACTAAGAAGAACGGTGGTTGTCCGTGGCGTGGCGTCTGGATGTCTACCAACCCTATGGATGATGACCATTGGTGGTGTAACCTAGCTGAGAAGAACCCTGTGAAGGGCAAGTACCCTTGGAAGTTCTACAAGCAGCCTGGAGGGGTTAAGGAAGCTACGAAGGAGCACGAGGGTTCAATCCCGTCTAATAATAGACATTGGATTATAAACCCACTTGCGGAGAACACGAACAACCTTCCCGTGGGTTATTATGAGCAGCAGCTTGCGGGTAAGACGCTTGACTGGGTGCAATGTTACTTGGGCGCACAGTATGTGTATGTGCAGGATGGTAAGCCAGTGTGGCATGAGTTCTCCGATAGCCTTATGTCTGCTGATGTTGAGTATGAGCCGGGGATACCAGTGCATATTGGACTGGACTTTGGTTTGACGCCTGCCGCTGTGTTTGGTCAGAAGATGCGTAATGGGCGTTGGCATATTATACACGAACTTGTGGCTTTTGACATGGGCCTTGAGCGGTTTGGTCATCATTTGATTGCGGATATACAAACTAGATTTCCAAAGTCTGAGATAATGATCTGGGGTGACCCTGCGGGTATGAAGCGAGATGAAATCTTTGAGGTCACGGCGTTTGACCATTTGCGTACTCTGGGGCTGCGTGCCCAGCCTACGGCGTCAAACGATTTTAAGGTGCGTCGAGAAGCGGGTGCTATGCCTATGAACCGCTTGATTGATGGTAAGGCTGGGTTGCTTGTGGATAAGGCGTGCAATCGTATTCGTAAATCACTTTCTGGTGGCTACCACTTTAAGCGGGTTGCCATTGGTGGTGGACAGGAGCGGTTTAGGGATATGCCAAATAAGAATGAGCATTCACACGTTGGTGACGCTTATGGCTATTTAATGTTGGGAGGGGGTGAGCATCGTTCGCTTACTCGTAACCCTAATGGTAAGGCAATGTTTCAACAACTAGTGGCAAAGGCTGATTTCGATGTCTTTGGATAATGGAGTAAAGAAGATGGATATTAAACCTACTACCTTACGTCTACGTGACGACACGTTGACGATGCTGCGCGCTGAGTTAAGGAAATCTGCTCATCGTTCTATGGCGACATTGGCAGATGAATTACTGCATAATGAACTGCGCCGGAGAGGACACAACACAGAAACTGATTTAAATAGGTTGATTTCTGCGGCGGGAGAGATTAGCTAATGAAGCCCGGGGGTGGTCGTATGAAGGGCGCTACATTTGAGCGTGAGGTTGCTGGTCTTCTATTTGATGAGCTTGGTATTAAGTTCAAACGTGAGATCGAGCAATATCGTCAAGCTGATTTAGGTGATCTTGTACCGTGTGACGGTACGTTCCCTTTTACTATTGAGTGCAAGCGTTACGCTGATGGCTATCTTGCCAAAGATGCGTGGTGGGATCAGGCTTGTGCCGCTGCTAAGGCAGCTAATCTTATCCCTAGTTTAGTGTATAGATTTGATCGTCGTCCTATTGTCTGCCGCATACCGATACAAGCGTTTGTCTTGATGTCGGGTAGCGAATTAGATTATGGATGGACAGAGACAGCAGATGTGACGTTTAGCGCATACTGCATGGTTTCGCGAGAGTTATTGGCTCTCGCAGCAGAATCAGCGTAAAGCTGGTATAAAGCTGCCACATGATGTGGTGGCACATAGTTCGAAAAGGAGAGAACGATGTCGTTAGGATTTAATACAGAAAGCAAGTCGTCAGGTGATATTTTGCCAATCATCAAGTTTGATGCAAAGGCTGGTGAGTTCATCAAGGTGGATAGTGAGCAAACCGCTGATGGCACTTGGAGCAAGGATCAAATAGAACTGGACATTCCATTTAAGGTTATAATGGATTTAGAGAATATTGAAGTTGGTTGGCTTGCGTTCCCGTTAGGTGGCCCTGATTTCCACATGGTGAAGCTAGGTGACAAGATGCCTGCACAGCCAACGGATGAGCATAAGCAGGCTTTCCGTATCAAGTTGTTTAGTAAGTCGCTTGGTGTACGTGTGTTCTCGCATAGTGCCAAGACGGTGGTGCGTTGCATGGATGCTCTGCATACACAGTATGAAGCAGAGCGTGCAGCTAATTCGGGCAAGATGCCAGTGGTAGAGGCTGGTAAATGTGAGACGGTTAAAATTCAAACACCTCAAGGAGAGTTACGTTTTAAGGCTCCGAATTGGAAGATTGTTTCTTGGGTTGATGCGCCTGACGAGCTTTCGGGCACTGCGCCTGAACCTGCTCCGGCACCAGCAGCAGAGGATGATGATAACGAATTTTAGGGCATAGTTGATGGGGCGCTCTTTTAGGGCGTCCCGTTAACAATAAGGGTATGGTCAATGACACAAAATATAGGAGCGCATATTGAATCGGTCGCCCGCCATTATTGGGGTGAACCGACAAGCGCAAAAAAAAATGAGTTACGGTGGGGCACATTTGGTTCCAGATCAGTCGATCTAAGGAAAGGCACTTGGTTCGATCATGAAGTGCAAGAAGGGGGCGGCGTTATAGATTTAGTGAAGCGCGAAGAAGGTGCGTCACTTACGCCAGTTTCGGATGTGCTACAAAGAAAGTTTGGTATTGATAAGCGGGTTCAAGAGCGGATCAAGCCAGCTAGTTATATTAGTAAGGCGTTTGACTATTGTGACGATGAAGGCGTGGTGCGGTATCAAGTGCTGCGTTATGAGCCAAAGACATTCCGTCAGCGGCATCAGAATGAAAACGGTGATTGGGTTTGGCAGATGGATGGCGTTGAGGCGTTGCCATATCGACTGCCTGATCTGCTGGCGTCCCCAGACAAGCCGATTTATATCGTGGAAGGTGAGCAGTGCGCTGAGAAGCTGTTTGCGATGGGCCGCTTGGCAACATGCAACCATGGTGGTGCAGGCAACTGGAAAGCAGAACTTAGCAAATGGTTCGTTGGCCGCAAGGTTGTAGTGCTGCCAGACAACGACGACGCTGGACGCAACCATGCTGATAAGGTTGTTAACAGTTTGTTAGGGATTGCGGCAGAAATAAGGCAAGTAGAACTGCCAGACTTACCAGACAAAGGTGATGTGGTTGATTGGCTGCTCGCTGGCAACACGATGGAAGAATTGCGTGATCTGGTTGTGGCCGCTGATCGTATAGAGAACTACTTAGAGCCCGTTGAAGACGTAGAACCTGAGTTCCACGGCGATGTCTTTGAGACGTATTCTCTTTTACACTTACGGTCGATGCCACCAGTAGAATGGATGATTGAGAGCATCATCCC